TTACCACAGGAATAATTTAATGGAAGAGTCTACTAAAGACATACTGGACGTTGCCGCTGCATCTACGGCAATAATGTCACTAGCTGCTTGGTTGCCACCTACAGCGTCACTGCTAACTATAGTGTGGCTAGGTATTAGGATTTATGAGTCAGAGACTGTGCAGGGTATCCTGGGCAAGAACAAACCACTTGACAAATAACTAAAAATAGTGTATAATATATGTCTATATTGAATTCCTTGATAGCACCTGTTACTAGCCTCTTAGATAAAGTCATAGAGGATAAAGACAAGAAAAATGCTATAGCGTTTGAGTTAGCGACTATGGCAGAGAAACATGCACAGGAATTAGCTAAAGGTCAGTTAGAAGTTAATAAGACTGAAGCAGCACATAAGAGTTTATTTGTAGCGGGTTGGCGACCTGCTATAGGATGGATATGTGGACTAGCTCTTCTATATTCTACTATCTTAGCTCCCATCTTAGGTATATGGTTTACTGTTCCTCCTGTTGACAGCGCATTACTTACTAGCGTGTTAATGGGTATGTTAGGACTAGGCGCTATGCGCACAGTAGAAAAGTCTAAAGGCGTACAGAGAGAACGATAATGGCAAGAGGCCCTAAAGTAAAAGCTGGTAGTGTTCGTATTCCTGTTAGGGAAGAGAAGCGTCTTGCGGCTACTACTCCTGTTGCACAGCCAGCAGGTTTTGATGTGCCTAGAGCGCAGCCTCCTGTGTTCTCAGACTTTGAAGCAGATACTGAGCTTACTAATGCGTTAGCTGCTTTTGAGCCATCAAATGTAGAACCTGAACAAGAGGCTGAAGAGCTAGGTTACACCCCTACTGTTTATACGCAAACAATAAGCTCTCAGGACTATGGCGCTGCACCTACCTATGAAACTCCTGACGAGGCGTTAGCTAACTACAATGCTTTGTTAGAGGAAGTACAACAGCAGCAAGAACAGACTGCTTCTGTCTACAACTACAATAACTATGATCCAGGTGACTTTGCTAGAGCAGGCTTTAGCGGCCCTAGCTCTGTAGCTGGACAAGCTGCTTCTGATAGAATAGCTGAGTATCTTAGAGAAAACGATATACCGCCCTCTATAGAAGTAAACGGACAGACTCTATACTTTACAACAGGTGTAGGTGAAAACGCTTTAGCACAGACACTAGGTGACGACTACAGTGCTTCAGGGTCTTATGACGTTTATGGCCCAGCAGGTACTTACTCTACGGTCTACACACCTTCTGAGAGTGTCTTTGCAGGCATCAATCCCTATCTAAGAGCTGCCCTTGGTGTAGCGACTGGTGGTCTTTCTGAAGGCTTTATATCAGCTACTAACATTATATCAGGAGATGCTGACGCTAGTGACTTTATAAACGTAGCGTTGTCTGGTGTTAACCTAGCTGGACAGTCTGGCTCAGGCGGTTTTACAGCGTCAAGTGGTTCCCCTATTACTGGCACTACAGCTCCTAGAACATTAGCAGAGATGGCTGAAGCAGGTGATATAGTATCTATTACAGCAGGTGTTGGAGGCATAGCTGAGGAGCAAGAAGAAGAAGACGCACAAAGACAAGCTCAACTAGCTGCAATAGAAGCTATTAGACTTGCTCAAGAAGAAGAAGCTAGACGTAGAGCAGAAGAACAAGCAGCAGCAGAAGCCGCTAGAGAAGCAGCACAGGCCGCAGCAGATCAAGCTGAGAAAGATCGTATAGCAGCAGAAAGAGCAGCACAAGAAGAAGCAGACGCAGCAGCGGCACTAGAACAAGAGAGACTTGCTAGAGAAGCTGAGGCAGAACGTCAACGCCAACAACAGATAGCTGACGAGCAAGCTGAAGCGGCTAGAGTGGCTGAAGAACAAAGAATAGCTGCTGAGAGAGCAGCACAAGCTGAAGCAGATAGACAAGCAGCAGCGGCAGCAGAGGCTCAACGTAGAGCAGAAGCAGAAGCAGAGCGTCAAAGAGTTGCTGAAGAAGCTCGTAGAGAAGCAGAGGAAGCAGAAGCTGCTAGAGTTGCTGAAGAAGCTAGAGTTGCTAAAGAACAGGCAGAGGCTGCTAGAGTTGCTGAAGAAGCTCGTAGAACAGCACAAGAAGCTGCTGACAGGGCTGAAGCAGAACGTGTAGCAGCAGAAGCAAGAGCTAAAGAAGAAGCAGACGCAGCAACAGCGTTAGAGCAAGAAAGACTTGCTAGAGAAGCTGAGGCAGAACGAGTACGTCAACAAGAACTAGCTGACAAAGCTGAGGCAGAGCGTATAGCAGCAGAGCAAGCTGAAGCAGATAGATTAGCCGCTGAAGCAGAAGCTAAAAGACAGACTGAAATTGCTGTTACTGATGGTGACGGTGAAGTAGTAGATATTACTGGCGATGTCCCAGAAACTACTAGAGTAGAGGAAGAAGTAGACCCAGAGTTTGAAGAAGTAGTTATTACTGCTGATTCTCCTGAAACAGAGATAGACATAGAGCAACCTGAAGTAGAACAACCTGAACAACAGCCCGTACAACAACCTTCAGATTCTAATGGTGGTGGCGGTAATGGCGGTGGAGGTGCTGATACTGGCGGTGGCGAAACTGGCGCAGGTTCTTCAGGCACTGGAATACCCGAAGAAGGCTCAGGCATACCAGGCACTTCAGGTTCTGGTGGTATTGCTGAGGAAGAAGGATACGACCCTGATCTGACAGACACAATGAGCGTTCCTAATCCTGATTTTGATCCAGAATCTAGGGATGTTTTATTACAGAGACAAATCTATGACATGATTCTAAACGAGACAGACCCTGTTCTTAGGGAGCGTTTAGAGCAAGAATACGAAAGGATGGGCGGCAACCACCTAGAAGAAGTTAGAGCTGGTGTCCCTAGAGAAGAAGTATATGCTGATTATCCTCCTGAGTACATAGAAGTTCCTTACGAAGAAGCTACGTTAGATGAAGAAACTTTTGAGGCTCGTTATCCTGATGGCTGGTTAGGTGGTTCTTTTGATACTGTAGATGCTAATAAAGACGGTGTTATCTCTGAAACTGAGCTGTATGACTATGAGCATAACATGGGAAGTGGCCAAGGAGGAGAACCTTCTGACATTATTAAAGCAATCTTAGACGCTTTAAGATTAGAAGTAGACACTCCTGATCCCTCTACAGGTCTTCCTACAGATACTACAGTAGAAGTAGGTACGGCTGCTGGCTCTACTGATCCTGCTGTAGGCACAGGACAAGACCCTTCTACTGATCTTTCTACAGGCATTCCTTCTGATACTGCGGCTACTGGTGGCACTACAGGCGCTGGTGGCGGTGGTGTAGGTACTGATGTAGGAGGAGGCGCTGGTGGAGGTACTACAGGCGGTGGTGCAGGTTCTGGAGAAGCAGAGACAGGTGCAGGTGCAGGAGAAGGGGAAGGAAACGGAGAAGGCAGCGGTACAGGAGAAGGCTCTGGGACTGGAACAGGAACTGGAGAAGGCTCTGGTGACGGAGCAGGCACAGGCAGCGGCACTGGAAGCGGTAGTGGCTCAGGTTCTGGAGGAGGATCAGGCAGCGGCATAGGCACAGGCGTAGGAGCTGGTAACGCCACACGCACCACAGACTCTCTCTTTGGTGACATGCTAAAGCTAGAAACACAAGTAGGTTCTACACAAAAGCTTGTACCCTTTAGTTTAGCGCCTGTGCCAGAGCTTATGCCTTACCAGTACGAACAAACACAGCCCTTACAGCAGTTTACACAGCCTCGTATGCTCACAAACGAAAGCGGCTTAGAAATTAACTTACCACCACGACAATTAACTCAAGAAGAACTGCTACAGCAGTGGATAGACTCACAGAAGGTTTCCTTGTAATGACATACTTACAACTAGTAAACAGCGTATTGCGTAGACTGAGAGAGGACGAAGTAACATCAGTTTCTCAGAACAGCTACTCTAAACTTATTGGGGAGTTTGTCAATGATGCTAAACGCTCCGTAGAAGACTCTTATGACTGGACAGCTCTGCGTACTACACTAACTGTAACCACAGACGATACAACCTTTAACTATGTGTTGACTGGATCACAGAACAGGATGAAGCTGTTGGACGTTATTAACGACACTTCAGACTTCTTCATGCAGTACCGTCCTTCTCGTTGGATGGACAACGCTTTCTTGATTGAGACACCGCCTCTAGGCTCTCCACAGTTCTACAGCTTCAACGGTGTTAACGCTGCTGGTGACAATGCTGTCGATGTGTATCCTAAGCCTAACGGTGTGTATCAGCTACGGTTTAACGTGGTGCTGCGTACAGCAGACTTCACAGAAGATACAGAGACTCTGGCAGTACCTTCATCACCTGTTGTTCAGGTAGCTACAGCACTGGGTGCTAGAGAGCGTGGAGAGACTGGCGGCACAAGCGCAGCAGAGTTGTTTGCTCTGGCTGACAGAACATTGTCTGATGCTATTGCTATTGATGCGTCACAACATCCTGAAGAAACTATCTGGTATTCTTAATGGCACAACAATTACAGAACATTACAGTAGCTGCTCCAGGCTTTGCTGGTCTAAACACACAGGACTCACCTATAGGGATTGATCCTTCGTTTGCATCTGTTGCAGACAACTGTGTTATTGACCAGTTAGGCCGTATTGGTGCGCGTAAGGGCTGGGTAGAGGTTTCTACTAATGGCGCTGCTGTATTAGGTACTAGCCGTGGTATAGAGACTGTGTACGAGTTTATTGATAACTCTGGTGATAAGGTTATACTGTCAGCAGGTAACAATAAAATCTTTACAGGCACTACCACGTTAACAGACGCTACTCCTGCTGGGTACACGCCTACAGCTAATAACTGGAAAGCTGTTACTTTAAACGACCATGTCTACTTATTCCAAAGAGACCACGAGTACGTGCTAGGTACAGACCATGGTGGTTCGTTTGTACTGGAAGAACATTCAGCACATACTCACGCAACAGGCACACCACCAGAGGCTAACGAAGTATTAGCAGCTTACGGGCGGTTGTGGGCAGCAGACATCACAGGTAACAAGCACACTGTCTACTGGTCTGATCTACTAAATGGTCATCATTGGACAGGCGGTACGTCAGGCTCGTTAGACGTTACTACTGTATGGCCTACAGGCTTTGACGAGATAACAGCTCTAGCGGCCCACAATGGCTTCCTAATCATCTTTGGCAAGAAGTCTATACTGGTGTACTCAGGAGCCTCCTCTCCTGCCTCTATGACGCTTACAGACACCATAGAAGGCGTTGGCTGTATAGCTCGTGACTCAGTACAACATACAGGTACTGATATATTGTTCTTGTCTGAGACAGGTGTACGTAGCTTTGGCAGGACTGTGCAAGAGAAGTCTATGCCTATGCGTGACATCAGCAAGAATGTACGCACTGATTTGGTGTCTTTGATCCCTTTACAGACTAATGCTATCAAGTCACTGTACAGCTCTGAAGAAGCCTTCTACCTGTTAACACTAC